TTCTTACCCATGTGGCGGAGCCTGTCTGGGAGGAGGACATCTCCTGGCTGCTATCGCCTTATCAAGGCCCTACAGTCATCCCCTGGTTCCCACAGTGGCAAGATTTCTTGAATGGATCTCTCAGCCCCTCCTCCCTGGACCCGCCCCCTTGGGCAAAGGAGCTTCTCCACCGGGTGACACAGACTTGCGGAGTTGAGTTGGACACATGGACCCGGTGGCTTCGGAGGACTGTGAGACGTCACGGAACCAAGAGGGTTACAGAACTGACCTGTGTCCAGGTAGAGCTCTACAACATGAGTGTCTCATACTGCTTGGTTCGCGCCGCAGATCGTCAACCCGGACTGAATGATTTCGAGCAAACGGAGAGCAAAGTCATCCCTGTCGACCTCGAGGGCTCTTACGCAATAAGCGTCGATTTCCCTCTCTCGTCAGGTGTGATTAGCCTGATGCATCTGAGATTCGGTGTTGCACAATCAGCTGTCGAGCCTTCAGTGATCTCCTACGCGATCCAGGGTCAGTCTGTGTTCGATCTCACTCATCTCTCTCGGTGTGGGGGTTACGGAACTACTTCTTGCGTGAAGCTCGACACCATCCTAAGGGGGATCACTTGGAGCGCTCCGGATGACTGCCTTGAGGGGCATATCGTGTGTCTCGCCGATGGGCACGGGGGTGATACGAGATCTCTCTGTGATCGGTTTCCCAACTGTCAGATCCACTGGAACTCACTTCAAGGATCTGGAGAGCGAACTGGACCAATCCTCGCTTATCGAAGCTCCCCTGATGGAGGACCCCCAGGGTACCCCCCTAATCTCCGCTTCCTCACACAGATGAACTTTGGAGGCGACTTGCGTCAGCCGTATGTTCTAGAAGAGATGGAGGATGCTGTCCCTCAAGCCATGCTCGTGAAGTGTGACGCAGATCTCCCTCTAGACGAAGAAAGAGGCGAGGTCGCGCGAGATATCTGGAGGAATGTTACGGTCTTTTTCCTCCGTCGCGGTCACCCACAGGGAGTCCTCATCTTAAAGGTGTTCATCGACCTCTGTGGGCTAGTAGCATCCTTAATCTCGAGCTTGCAGAGACACTTCAGGTCTGTGAGGATTGTCACGGTGACTGACTCCCACGTGGGGTACGAGAGATACCTGATCGCACACGGTCTCCGGAAGAAGAGGATGCTCCCTGGATTCTACTCTATGCCCGATGGAACTCTCATCAAGGCGCTCAGGCGATCTGTCGACAGGGTGACTCAGGAGCTTCTAGACATGGATGCTTACGCGCTCACCGACTCGGAGCGCATCTCGGTGAAGTATGCATTCCAGTCCCCTGAGAGGTGGCTTCCGATGGCATCTATGAACTTCCTGAGAGGTCTGCTTCCTCACACTGATCCAAGATCTCCTCTGGATGAAATCATCACTGCGGCGAAGAAGTCAGCGGCAATTCTCCTCCCCCTAGTGACGACACCGGTCCCGGAGTTCAAGATGATGGGTTCGAGCTCAAAGACGCTGGCCCATAAGATCAGCAACTTTGTTATGCTCTTCAGGGTTCGATCCTTCGCCCTCATCCTGGAGTTCCTCTCGGACGAAATCCCTCTGAGGCCAGGGGAGCCAGACCTTGCTCCAGACATCAAGGCCAGACTGAGAGATCGGGTGTTCTCTGACCCCGACATCATCACAGCTTTCAGGAGTTTTAATCCATCGAGAAGCTGTTTCCCTCTCCGTCCGATCACTTACATCTTCGGACTCAAGTCAGAGCTCATGCTCTACCCTGAGACTGTTCGCGTGTGGAAGGCAGCAGCCAGCCACTATGCCTGGTACATCAATCATCAGAAATGTGAAGACTCCTGAATGGGGTCAGCAACCTGCATCTTATCCTTAAGGGAAACCAAGTTCTTACGATAACCGAGTCGCTCTATCCCTACATCAAGCCTCATTGTATTTTGTGTATGTGTATATATGTGAGTTCCAATGCCTTATCATGTATTGTGTCTTGTGTTATATATTGATATCAGTCGTATATTGAGATAATCCAAATGTTATTTTCCTGTTTTAAAAGAAACAAGATGACTCCATAACGATGAAATATTCCTTACGTCCCGAGATGGCAGGCTTTGAAACAAAGCAACGGTGACACCAATTACGAAGGAGTAGCACCGACATCAAAGATACCGGTCGTGGACAAATCTCTCGGTCGACATCTGCAGTGCCTAAGAAGAGAATGTAGCGAAACCTAAGGTCATAATGACAAACCGGAGTCGAATGAAGATCCATAATCCAATCGTCCAATCAGATCTTCAAATTGGATACCCGAGGTAGTGTATCTGACATTCAAGATGGAAGATAAGGGAAGGGAAAAACAAAGAGAAATAAAAAAGGGAAAATAAACCCGGAAACAAAATAAATAGAATCTCCTTGGACGATGGCAATCTATTTTGAGATTGCTTTGAGATTTGTT